GCAGCCAGTAGAAGACGACCAGGCGGTTTTTGAGTATTTAATAAATAAATTTAATAACTAACTTTTTATTTTTTTCAATTATGAACGAAAATACTAAACAACACCTAGACCAGTTAGGCGACATTATCGACGCTAAACTAGAAAAGGCATACGGTCAAGCTGTAGACAGCGCGACTGGAAAAGCAGACGAAGTACTAAAGTCTGAAATTTCAAATTTGACTAACAAGTTTAACGAACGCTTTGACGCTATGGAAGTAGCTAACAAAAAGCAATTCGAAGCTGGTAAAAAAGTATCTTTTAAAGGCGCTTTAGTAGAAGCTATCGAAGGTGGCGCTATTGACGCTATGCGTAACGGAATGTCTAAAGCTGCGCGTTTTGAAGTTAAAGCGGATATGACTACCGGGGCCGATTTTACTGGAGAGGTAATTCCAGCTGACCGCGTACCTGGGTACAAATATGACCCTACGCGTTTGGTACACGTGCGTCAATTAATACCCCAAGGTTCTACAACTTCCGACGTAGTACGTTTTGTTAAAGAAAGTGGCTATACTAACGGCGCTGCTGCTACAGCAGAAGGCGCTACTATGGGACAGTCTGACTTTGACTTTACAGCTACCGACGCTAACGTACAGAAGATAGCAAGCTATTTTAGAATTTCCGAGGAGATGCTAAACGATACGCCACAGCTTACTAGCTACCTTTCGGCACGTGCGCCAGAAAAACTACTAGAAGTAGAAGACACGCAAATTTTGAACGGTAACGGTACTGCGCCAAACTTGTCTGGTATCATTACAGACGCTGCGGCTTTTGCTGCTGGTGGGTTTGCTAACGCTATCGAAAGCGCTAACGAATTTGACGTACTTACTGTAGCGTTGAACCAATTAGCACTATCTAACTACGCTGCTGACTACATTATGATTAACCCTACTGACTTCCACAAAATTTTACTACTAAAGTCTTCGCAAAACGAATACCTAGTAAAAGACTGGAACCAAGGGCTACAGCCACGCATTAACGGTGTGCCTGTTATTTTATCTACTGCTGTTACTTCTGACAAATACCTAGTAGGTAACTTCGGAATGGGTACGCAGTTATGGGTACGCGACAACGTAGGTGTAGAATTCTTTAGAGAAGACGGCACTAACGTACGCGACGGTTTTGTAACTGTAAGAGTACAGGAACGCGTAGCGCTTACTAACTATCTACCTAACGCCTTTGTAACTGGCGACTTTAGCGTAGACAAAGCAGCCTTAGAAACTGCATAAGTAGTATAACGCTATACACTAAACAAACCCTGGTTTAACGACTGGGGTTTTTTTATACCCTGTAAAAAAGTTTAAGATTTATTTGTATGTTTAAAATTAATATGTATATTTGCTGTATAAATAATTAACAATATGAAACGTAAAATAGAGAACTTTATTTTTGACTGTATTATATACTTTGCCGCTTTTGGCTTAATGACTGGTTTTGTGTATTTATGCGCTTTAGCAGACAAATGGGTGGGGCTATGAAGTATATAAAGCCAATACTAGGCTGGGGTTTGTTAGCGCTGGGTGTGCGCGACCTAGCTATATACGACGACATTATAGGTCTTATATTTATGTTTATTTTAGGTTTAAGTGTTTTAGGTTATGCAAAGAAATAATACAATACTAGACGAATTTAAAGAACTAGTAGACCAGGATAGGTTTAACAGCCTACCAATAACCCAGAAAATACTAGTAATACAAAAGCTAACAGAAGCTAGTAACGTAATGCGCCGCTACACAGGCGTTAAATAAGTGTAGATTTTTTCATAGTTATTTTGATTAATTGTTAAAAAGCCGTCTTATTTTGGGCGGTTTTTTTTTTGTAGCTTAGTCAAAGCAACTTAAAACAAAGTGGACCATAACCAGTTAGGCTGTTTAGCTGAATATAAATTTAGCGTAAAAGCTATAGAGCAAGGCTTTAACGTATCTATGCCGCTGCTACACAGCAGCCCTTACGACTGCATACTAGAACGCGATTTAAAGCTATATAAGATACAAGTAAAGAACGTAAGCGCTAAACGTAAGTTTAACGGTAATAACATACATATAGTATTAAGGCGCAGTACAGACTTCTACACAAAAGAAGAAGTAGACTACTTCGCTATTTACTTTACTGTACTAGACGGCTTTTTTATCGTACCTAATTATCAACAAAGAAGTATAAGGTTATCAATACAGGGAAAGTATAAAAACAATTTTAATAACTTTGCTTTAATAAATTAAGATTTTCTGTTTTTATCATTTGTTTCATAGGAAGGCGCTGCTTTAATAGGTAGCGCTTTTTTTTTCGTATTTTTACAAAAAATATAATATGCGCCAGATAAAAATAAATAGTACTACAGGCAGCGAAATAATAACTACTAGCGACGTTAAAAACTACGTACGTATAGACACTAGCGCCGACGATAGTTTAATTAATAGAATGATAACCCAGGCGCGTATATTTTGCGAAAATTATATAAGCCGCGATATAGTAGCTAAGAACAGAACGTACTACCTAAGCCAAACAGAAGCTATAATAGATATACCCTTTGGTCCAGTAGCTAGTATAAGCAGCGTAACTAGTGAAGGTAACGCCGCAGACTACACCGTAAAGGGACTAGACAACGAACGTATAGAACTAGACGGCGGAAGCGCTAAAGACGTTAAAATAACTTACGTAACAGCTGGGCTAAGCGACGACCTTATTAAGAACGCTATGCTACAATTTGTAAGCACGTTATACGATAACCGCAGCGACTATAAAACAGGAACTATAGTACAGGACGTACCTACAGAAACTAGGGCGCTTTTAAATAGCTATAAAACAATGTTTATATAATGGACGCTGGCAAACTAGATACACGCATAGCTGTAATAAGGCTAACTAAAAGCCAGGACGATTTTGGCGGCTTTACTTCTACAGAAGCTACAGTAGCTACTTACTGGGCTAGTTTGACGTATGTAAACGGCGAAATTAAAAGCAAAAACGGACAGCGCCAGCACTTTGTAGGTATAGAATTAATGATGCGTAAAAAGACAGCGGACGAAATACAAGACCAGGACTTACTACAGGTAGAAGGTTCTGGACCTAAGTACAGAATAAATAGTATAGTAGAAACCGACCAGGACTTTTATACTACGATAACCGCTACAAAAATAGACTAATGAACGCTAAGATAAACCCACAAGACCTAGCTATACTAGATAAAAAGCTAAAGCAGCTTAAAAGGTTTTCGCGCCAGGAACTTAGCAGCGAAATAGGTAAAACGGCTACCGATATAGTAAGGCGTAGTACTAAACGCGTACCTGTAAACAAAGCTAAAGGACAGCGCGGCGGTGGGTTAAAGCAGTCTGTATATACAGCTAAAAAAGGCAATACAGCCGAAGTAGGATATAACAAACTATACGCACCCTACCAAGAGTTTGGAACTGGGCGCTATATAGATACTAAAGAAGCGGAAGCGCTAGGTTTTAGCGCTAGTGAAATTAAGATGCTATTTAAAGGCGAAGGTAAACGCCAGGTAAACATACAACCGCAGCCCTTCTTTTTTCCTAGTGTACGCGAAGCGTTAAAGGCGCTAATGGGTAGACTAGACGACAAACTAAAAAAATATATATAAATGCGAGAAGTAATACATAGAGTACGTAAAGCCCTTATAGGTAAACTAGCTGGTAACGTCCTACTACGCGGCGCTACAGTACCTGTCTATAATAGAATACCCAGTAACGCTACATACCCTTTTATACGTATTTACAGCGTTTCTAACGACGAAGTAGACCAAAACCAAACAAACTATATAACAGAAACTATAACGCGCTTAGAAGTTATCACTAGGTTTTCTGGCGATAGTGGCGGCGAACTAGACAGCAACTTAATAACAGACGCTATACTAGAATTAGTACGTACCAGAAGCGCCGACTATATAGACCTAGAAGCGGAAGGTTTTAAAGTATTTACTAGTACTGTAGCTGGTATAAATTACCTAACAGAAGACAGCGAAGACTATACCTACTTTAGGACTATTATAGAACTTAGTAACCGTATAGAACAAATACCGCCTACTGGTGGACTACAGACAGAACTACAAAGCGAACTACAAACCTAAATAAAAAGATATGGCTAAAATTAATTTTACTAACAAAACCGATAACAGCACTAGCGCACTAGCAGAAATATATAAAGTAACTGCTGCTAACGTGAACGAAATAAAAAGTAGTGTTAACGCTTTATACGATACTTTAGGCGGTTTTGCGTATTACGAAGATGCTACTACTAGCGGTACGCCTATTAACCTAACAGCGGACACCTGGACGGACCTAACAAACGACAAAGCCGGCAGCGGTACGCTAACTACATATAAACCTAGCTATGTTACTGGCGACCTTTGGGACAGCGCTACTAATACTATAGACTTAGGCGAAATAGCAGCTGGTAAAGTAGTAATAGTTAGAACAGATTTTGAATACACGCCAGGCAGTAGTAACCAGCACATAGACGCTAGGCTATATTTTCCAGATACTACTACAGAATTACATTTTTTACATACTGACTTAGGTAGTACACACGATGCGCACCACTTTGTAGACACTATGCAGTTTTTCGTAACAGCGGACGTACAAACCACAGGCGTAAAAGTACAAGTAGAAAGTAGCGGAACTGGGACTATAAAAGTCAATGGTTTTCAAATAACAGTTTTAAGTTTTTAAAATTTTTATCTTTGCACTATGGAAGTACAAGACTTTAAACTTTACGCTATGAATATAGGCGCTTTTGCCCTATCACTAACAGAACTAGAACTGATTTTAAAAATTATACTTCTACTTACTACAATAGGGTACACGTTATATAAATGGAACGGACTGTACAAACAGAATAAAAAGTAATGGAATTAGATAAAAAAATAGTAGGTCTAGCTGGAACTTTATTGCTAGGTGTAGCTGGCTGGTTAGTTAGTAGTGTTTATTCTATACAAGTAGATACACAAATAATAAAAGAAAAAATAGAAAAAGTTTACGCCGATAACTGCCCTTATTGCGTACACGCTGCGCACAGTAGTATAGCAGAACACCCACTACTAGCGCCAACTATAAAACACGCGCACCAGCACGTAGGTAAAGCAGTAGTCAAGATAAATGAGTGAATTAAGCGAAAATACTAAATTTAATGTAAACGCTAAAACTATTATAGCTATTTGCGCTGGGCTTTTGTCTGTGGCTGGGGTGTACTTTACTTTAATAGCTGAAATTCAACAAATGACCCTCGACGTAGTGCGTATGCAAAACGAAGTAGGTATGAATAGCGAATTTAGAATAAAATGGCCTCGCGGTGAACTAGGGGCTTTACCAGATGATGCCGAGCAAAATTTGCGTTTATTATATGCTGAAAAATACCAGTCTAAACTTATAGAAGACGTAGAAAAATTAAAACTAGATTTTAAAGAACTAGAAAACTGTATAAATAAATAAGATGTTAAAATACTTTAGTATAGCAGAATTTGACAGCCCAGACGCGCCAGGTAGTGGTGTAAATATGGACCAGGACTTACTAGAACTGTTAGACGAAATGCGCGCTATATATGGTAAGCCTATAAAAATTACAAGCGGCTACAGAACGCCAGAACACAATGCTAGCCTAGGTAAAAACGCGTCTAAAAACAGCAGCCACCTAAAAGGTTTAGCTGTAGACATAGCTATTAAAAACAATACAGAACGCTACGAAATTATACGTATAGCTATGCTATTAGGAATTAAGCGTATAGGAACTGGTAAGGGTTTTGTACATATTGACATAGACGGCGACAAAGCGCAAAATGTAAACTGGTTATACTAATGAAGGCACTACTAGCTAAACTTTTAGGACTTAATACAGGCGGCGATAGTGCGCTAGGTAGTTTTGCTAAAGACTTACGCGAAGCTATAAAAGGCAAAGAAATAGACCCAGAAAAAGCACTAGAACTAATAAAGGTACAGAACGAAGTAAACAAAATAGAAGCCCAGCACCGCAGTATATTTGTAGCTGGGTGGCGTCCGTTTATAGGCTGGGTTTGCGGTTTAGCTTTACTATATAACTTTATACTACGCGATTTAATAGCCTGGCTAAGCCCTAATATAATGCCGCCAGCTTTACAAATGGAACACCTACTAACTGTACTTATGGGTATGCTAGGGCTAGGTGGACTTCGCACCTACGAAAAACTAAAAGACAAAAGTAAGTAATGGCTAAGCTACCGCAGTTTGTATTTAGGGCTAACGCTAAAAAGAAACGCCCAGGTAAACACAGTAAGAACGCAAGCCCAGGACAAAAGGGCTATAAGAAGCCAAGACGAGGACAGGGCAAACGTCGATAGTATTTTTTGTAAATTTGTAAAAATTACAATAAATGGCTTTAAAAGATAACGCAAGCCTGGCACTTATACCAGCAGCATATAAAACTAGCAAAATATATAGCGCTATACCTACAGACGGCGACGGCGATTTTACCTTTAGTAGAAGCGGTAGCGCCACTAGAATAAATAAAGCTGGACTAGTAGAAACTATGGGTACTAACGTAGGTAGGTTAAACTACGATTTAACAAACGGTACACCAGCCAGCTGTCCGAGTTTACTTTTAGAACCTACAAGACGTAATTTATTTTTAAATAGTGAGGATTTTACCAACGGTAGTTGGATTAAAACAAGAACAACAATAACAGGCAACCAAACTACAGCACCAAACGGTACACAAAGCGCTGATTTACTTACTGGGAATGGGGCAGGTACAAGTTATATTTATGACGGTGTGTTTATGTATTATGCAAATTATTATGTTTCTATTTTTGTTAAAAATATAAATGGTAATAATTTTACAATACAAAACTTTACACAAAGTGGAACAGCTGTTTTTAATTTAACAAATGGAACAGTAACAAGTACAAGCGGTACAATGTCCAATGCAAAAATTGAACAATACGCAAATAATTGGTATAGGGTTTCTGCTAAAATTACTTCGACTTTAGGGGGTTTAAACGCTAATATAGGTTATGGAGTTAAAAATTTTAATGGCGACCAATTTTATATATGGGGCGCGCAAATAGAGGATAACGCATCAGGCGGTAGTGTATCTTACACATCAAGCTACATACCAACAAGCGGAAGCGCAGTTACAAGGACAGTAGATACTTGCGGAACGTCAGACACTAACTTAATAAATAATACAGAGGGTGTTTTATTTGTTGATTTTGAATTTAGCGAACAAGGCACAACGAGTATATACCAAATGCCAATAGGATTATATAATTCAGGAGGTGGCGGTTCTCAAAGAATAACCATTGATAATTATTCAGGTAAATTAAGAATTTATATTGTTTCATCAGGTGGAACAAGGGCAGTATGGGATGCATCAAACTCAATAAGCAACGTTGTTGCAAATCAAAGATACAAGATTGCAATAAGGTATAAAGACGGAGATTGTGCAAGCTATGTTAATGGCGAACTTTACAAAGCAAATAGTGGAAGCGTAAGTGGTTTTGATTTGGTGAAAATGGTATTTGGTTATGCTAATTTCGGAAACACACTAATGCATAGAGGAAAAATATACCAAGCTATGTACTTTGACACAGCACTAACAAACGCAGAACTACAAACACTAACTAGCTAGCTATGTATATATTTAAAAAATACGAATTTACAGACGAAGCCGCAGCAGACGCGCTTATAAATTCTTTGCCTTCAATATACGACGAAGAACTAGAAGAAACTACACCAGCGCACAGCCACACTATTGTAAAGTTAGGACACATAGTAGTAACACCTGGCGAATATGAACTAGACGAAGACGGCGAACTAGTAGAAACTACAGCGCCTGTACTAGCTGATAACTACAGCGTAGACGTACTATGGCAAGGTATAGAAGAACAGCCAGAAGACTGGGTAGACTACGAAATAACACTAGAAGACAACGGCGTACATACGTTTTTTGGTATTGATTACGTATAAAAAAAATTACGTAAATTTGTAAAAAATAAAACGACTTATGGCTAGTACAGTATTTAACGGAACAGACCTACTTTTAAAGGTTTCTTCTACAGACGGAAGCGAAGCGAATATAGGACACACTACAAGCTGTACTATATCTTTGAGCGCAGATTTACCAGAAGCTACTACTAAAGACAGCGGCGGCTACCAGGAAGTTATTGCTGGTTTACGTAGCGGTGAAATTTCCTTCGAAGGTTTAGTAGACTACACCGACAGCCAAAACGCTGCGGAACTAGGCGACTTTTTACTAAACAGAACAAAACTATTTTTTGAGTTTGGAACTGCCGAAACTGGCGACCAACTTTATAGCGGCGCTGGTTTTCTTAATAGCTTAGAAGTAAGCGCTGAAATGGAAAGCCCAGTAACGTATAGCGGAAGTATTACTATTACAGGTACTATTTCGTCTACTACAAACTAATAAAGAACTAACAGCCCTAGCGTAAGGAACTAGGGCTAATTTTTTTAATATGGCAAACAGAAAAAGGGGGTACTACACTCTAAAACTAGGCGGTAAAAACCGCACACTTCATTTTAGTATGAACTTCTGGGCTAACTTTACGGAAGCCCTAAATATACCCTTAGACGGTATAGGCGACGTTTTCGCCAACGGTTTAAGTTTAGGCGCTATTCGTGATTTAATTTACAGCGGACTACTAGCTAACGACCAGGAACTAGGTAACGAAATAGACTACAATAAATTTACTGTAGGCGCCTGGTTAGACGACCTAGAAAGCGAACAGCTAAACGACATAGTAGCGGCGCTAATGGAAACTAAACTACTAGGAAACCAGCTTAATATGGGCGTAGAACGCAACCCAAAACCAGCGAAAGGCGAACAGCAAAAAAAAACAAAGCCCTAACCTGGGACGACCTACTAGACTACTACATAGGGCAAATAGGAATAAACCCTAGCGACTTTTGGGCTAACACCTGGAACGAAAACCAGCTACTAGGCGAAGCGCATAGCATACAAAATTACGTAAACTGGGAACAGACGCGCTATATAGCTACTATGCTGTACAACGTAAACTGTACTAAGCGTAGCCAAATGGTAAAACCAGAACAGCTACTACCACTACCGCAAGACGTATATACTAAAAAAGCTACTGCGCCTAAAAGCACTAGGGAACAGTACGAACGCTTTTTAGAACGGTCCGCTAGGGCTAAGGCTGGCGGCAGTAAAACAGTAGCAGACTTCAAAAATAACAACGGCTAAAAATTTCGTAATTTTACAGCTATAAATTTACACTATGCCAGACCAAAAACTTAGGGTAATACTAGAAGCCAAAAGCGATAAGCTAATAAAAGCGTTAGATAAGTCTAGCGTAAAATTAAAACAGTTTGGCGAAGACGCTACTAGAATAGGTAAAAAACTAAGTATAGGGCTTACGCTACCTATTGCTGCTGCTGGTGGCGCTGCTATAAAGCTAGCTAGTGATTTCGAAGAAAGCCTAAATAAAGTAGATGTAAGTTTTAAAAGCAGTAGCGAAAGCGTAAAAGAATTTTCTAAAACTACTTTAACGCAGTTTGGAATAGCCCAAGGTACAGCCTTAGATATGGCCGCACTATTTGGCGATATGGGTACTAGTATGGGTTTAACTACCCAAGAAGCTGCGTCAATGTCTACTAGTTTAGTAGGGCTAGCTGGCGACTTAGCTAGTTTTAAAAACATACAAGTAGAAAGGGCTAGCGAAGCCTTAGCGACTATTTTTAACGGCGAAACTGAAGCTTTAAAAAAGCTAGGTGTAGTGATGACTGAAGCGAATTTACAAACATTTGCATACAGCCAAGGTATTACAAAAAGCGTTAAAAAAATGACGCAAGCCGAAAAAGTAGCGCTGCGTTACCAGTTTGTAATGCAAACTACAGCTAACGCGCAAGGCGATTTTGCCAGAACCCAGGACGGCGCAGCTAACCAGATGCGTATTTTTACAGAAAGCCTAAAAGAAATAGGCGCTAACCTAGGGCAAATTTTACTACCAGCTTTTACCGATATAGTAACAGCAGTAAATAAGGCGCTTAAAGCCTTTATGGACTTAGACGAAGGCACTAAAAAAACTATATTAATTTTAACAGGAATAGTAGCTGCTGTAGGTCCGTTTCTAATGATGCTAGGAAAACTACCAGGACTATTAAGCCTAGCGGCTGGCGGCTTTAGAGTTTTAACCGCAGCTATGATAGCTAACCCTATACTAGCTGTAGCTACTGCTATAGCAGCCGTAACCGTAGCTTTAGTACAATATAGAAAAAGCCAAAAGAAGGCAAACGAAGAAGCGCTTAAACAAATGGACGCCGCACAACTAGGCGAAAAAATAGAAGCGCTAGAAAAAAGAAAACAAAGCCTTTATAAACGCGGATATAAAGACGGACAGCATAGAGTACAGCTAGTACAGGACGAAATAGACGTATATAAAAAGCAGCTAGTAGTAGTAGAAGAAGCTATAAAAGCTAACGAAGACCTAGAAAAACAAAAAAACAAAACAGCCGCCGCACCAAAAAAAACAAAAACAACTACAACAACTAGAAAGCCAGTGTCTACAGTAAGCGCCTTAGGCGCTACAGCTGGTTTTTCTACTGGAACTACCGAGCAGTTAAATTTACAAGCTGGTAGTAGTTTACTAGGCGAAATGCAAACAGTAAATACAGACCCTGTAGCTATGTTAGCAGCTAGTGTAGCTGGTAGTACAGAAGAATTAAAAAGCAAGCTAAGCGCCGCAAATGAAGTAGTAAGGGCTAAAGGTATGGAACAGCAACTAATAGCCCAGGAATTAACCGCTGGTATGAACGACATTATAAACAACGGTGTACAGGGTATAGTTTCTGGACTAGCCGAAGCGGTTACAGCTGGCGGTAATGTAGCTGGCGCTATGGCTAAAGTACTACTAGAAGGTTTAGGTAATATGGCTATACAGTTAGGGCAGTTAGCCCTTTCGTCTGGTCTTGCTATAGAAGCCATAAAAAAGGCTTTAACTAGTTTAGCTGGTCCTATTGCTATTGCGGCTGGTATAGCCTTAATAGCGCTAGGTAGTTTTGTAAAAGGTAGGGCTGCGGCTATAGGAAATAGTAAGGGTAATACTTCTAAGGTAAGCGGACCACGTAGCGGCGCTGTAGCGGCGTTTGCTAACGGTGGAATAGTTAGCGGTCCAACACTAGGACTAATGGGCGAATACGCAGGCGCTAGAAGTAACCCAGAAGTAATAGCGCCACTAGACAGGCTTAAAAACTTAATAGGCGACAGACAAGCGCAGCAAGTGAACGTAGGCGGCGAATTTAGGCTACAGGGACAAGACCTAGTAGTAGCACTACAACGCGCCGAAAAACAACGCGGTAGAATTAAATAAAAAAATATGGCTTACGGCGTAAAATTTAGACTGGACTTTGAAGACCACGAAGGCAACGGCAAAAGACTAGATATATTAAAGGACGGATATACAGGCGAAATACTACCGCTAGTAGGTGGCGCAGACCCAGTTAAAATAAAGTGGGACGGCGACGACGACTTTTATAGCCCTATTATTGGTAGCACTTGTAACATAAGCCTATACCAAACAGACGAAACAAACTACGACGACTTTTTTAACGAACCAGAACGCGAATATAAAGTAGAGGTATATACAGCCCAGGCAATACGCGACGAATTTAAAAATAACGTACAGCTAGACGGTGGAATAGTAGAAGCTGCCGACTGTTTAAACGGTAGCTATTACGATACAGGAACACTACTACAAAGCCGCGTAATAAACGACGGCGGTATAATGGAAGCTGTAGACTGCGTTAGTAATGTACTTACAGAAACCCAAGACAACTATACACTATTCTGGACTGGCTGGCTACTTAGCGACCAATTCGCGGAAGTAATGGCACCAAACCCACAACCAGTAAACCTAACAGCTATAGACGGACTAGGCGAACTAGACAACTATTTTATAGATAACAGTTATTATAGTATATCTTTTGGAGATTTAAAATTTACACTAGCTAGCGTTATATGTAAAGCGCTACAAAATTTAGGGCTAGATATAGAAGTACTACTAAACAACGATATAGCTGTAATAGATTTACTAGGAACTAACTACAACCTTTATACACGCGATTTTACAGGGAACGAACAGGTTTTTTTTAGTGATGTATACGAATTTTTTAACGTAAAAGAATTTTTAGAAAATATACTAAAAAATATAAACGCTAGAATTTTCCAAGCTAATGGGCGCTGGGTAGTTTTAAATAATAGTACTTACAGCGAAGAAGCTATAATAGACTACGTAAAAGACTATAAAGACGAAAACGACGAACTACCAGAAGGTATAGGAACTATGCGCCAGGAATACTTAAAAGGCGGTATAGAACGACTATATTTTAAGCGTTTCAATAGTAGCGGTACATACCAGGAAGACTATAACCACGAAGGTTTACGAACTGTAAGAACAGACCTACAGCCACTAGAACAGAACCTAACACGCGAAGCTGAACGCGGCTACAAAGCTGTACGGTTTAAAGTACCGCCTATAAAAGGAATAGTAGACTATAACGACGACGTAGGTTTTGAATTTCAAAATACTACACACTGGACTATATTTAATGGTAGTTTTGTAACAGACCAAATAGCATTAAGCGGAAGTAAAAGTTTTAAAACTACAGCTACTAACAGCGGAAGTATACCTACTAGCTTAGCTATTACAGGTTCTTATAGCGGTAACCGAGACGTAGCTATGAAGCTAAGGCTAAACTATTACTACGACACAAATAACGCTACACAGTCTACTACGTTTTATAATAGGTTCTGGTGCCAAGTTTATTTTGTTTCTGGTTCTACTTTTTACTATGATGTAGCAAATCAAAACTGGACTACTACAGCTAAATACTTCTTTTTTGAAAACGACAAAGGGGTAGCCGACCAATGGGTAAGCCAGTCTTTAGATATTGCAAAACTACCAGCAGCGGCTGCGCAAAGTCAAACGGTTTATTTACGTATATACGGACCTAGAAACTATTTAACTAATTACCAAGGCGTTTATATAGATAACACCGTAATTTTTAAGGACGAACTAAGGACCGCTATAAATGAACGCTTACTAACGCAAGACACTACTACAAACGTAATAATAAATGACACCGAAATAGACCGCGAACTATTTAATTTTACACTAGGTTATACAGACGTTTACGACAGTAGCGACTTGTCTAGTTTTAGAAGACCCTACCAGGCTACAGCTAAACAGCAACTAAACGACTTTAGGAACACAGTACTACGTTATGAAGGTACACTATATAATAATAAAACCGCGCCGCTTACACCAATGGATAAAATACGGATAAACTTTACAAACTTTAGCGAAGGCGACAGCTTAATACTAGACGGTTTAACGTATAGCTTAAAAACAAATAGGTACGATATAATAGCACACAAACCAAACCAAAACAACGATACTGCGGCTACAGAAACCACTAAAACAGAAGTTTATAGCTACGATTAACCAGAATTAACAGCCCTTTGTTTGCTGCGAAACCTACCTGTATGCCTAGCGCTGGGTAGGTTTTTTTTTACTAAATAGTTTAAGAATTATTTGCATAGTTTAAAATCTATTTGTAGTTTAGCGGTAAAATATACTATATGTATAAAGATTTATTCACAGCTGAAATGCGCAAGCTAGGCTACACTTTAAAGGATATATGCGAACTTATAGGCGCTAAATACCCTACGGTATATACGCGTCTAGATAGTCCAGAAACTTTTAGAGTAGCTGAACTTCGCGCGTTACATAAAGCTGGTTTTAGTTTAGATGTAACTTTTAATTTAATAATAAACAAGTGAAAACAGTAAATATAAAAGGTAAGGAATATATAACCGTAAACGAACGGCTTATACATTTTCGAACCAAAGCCGCCTATAATGGCTGG